CCTTTTAAACGGAATTCGGAAACCATCCGAATCCCGTTCTTTCGTTTTAGTCGCTTCGCTCCACGCTTTGGCGCTTTGCGCTTACGCCACCTCGCGTATCGCCTTGTACGCTGCCACGCTTTGCGCCCGGACGATTTTGCCGCGGAAGGCCAGACGCGAGCCGACATACGCATCCGCGTACGAAGCATCGTAACTCGCAAACGCATACGACACACCGCCACTCGCGTCCGCATTGTAGCACCCGCGATAGACCACACGGACTGTGGCGGTACTTATCCAGTACTTATCGGTATAGTAGGTAGAAGACGATCCGTTCAGATTACCCACCGGAACCAGGTCCATATACTTGCCATGTGCCACACCTGTTGTCCATTGGTCACTGGCCGTTTTGCCCTGCACCATACGGATACTGCCGTCAGGCATCCAAATGCGCCATTTGCCCTGGTTGCCGCTGTCATTCGGCAGATCCACGCCGTCCATCATGTCATACTTGTTGCCGTAGATGTCCTCGTAGCCCAGGCAGCAGATATTGTTCACCTGCACCACGGTCGCTTGTCCGTATTCGTCCCGGCTCTTATACCAGGCATACTGATGCACCAGGCCGTCAATCAGCGAATTCGTGATTTTGTTGTTGATGACATACGCCTCGTCATAGCCGATGGTATCTGTCATTCCATGGTCGGCCGTTCCACCCGTTGTCCGGTTGTTGTTATGCTGACCGGCACCGCATTGTTCCTGCATGTCCCTACGCCCGTACTTTGCATAGCTCAGGTTCGCGATGCGGCTGTGCATCAGCGCATCTATCTGCTGCATACCCCGCTGCTGGCTGTAATAGTGGAAGTCCGTCCAGGTCATGCTTGCCGTGGTCGAAGCTCCGGTTATGCAGGCACGCAACTTGCTGCCCACTACAGAACTGCCCACAACGGCACACAGATGTTCCTCATTGGCCACCCAATCCGGTTCCATGTCCTCTATCTTGTCGCTGTGGCTCAGTACCACGCAGTCAAACTCTGCCGTGTTCAGAATGGAGAAATGCAGGGCTGTAGCACGTTCCGGAACGTCTGCTATCAGATACATGCCGGCTTCAAATTTCAAGCCGATGGTCGGCACCACAATACTCTTCAGGATGTTTCCCTCCGCATCAGCAAACACACTGCCGATAAGCCCTGTTCCTGGAACGCTCGGGAAGCGGACACGTCTGTAACCCGACACGTCCACTTTGCACACGGAATAAGCCTTGTCCGTCGTATAGGATTCCATCAGCGTGGGCTTGCCGCTCATGATCTTGCGTTCACCCAGCCAGCCGCCCTGTGTCTCCTTGATGGCATCCAGTGTCAGTACCGTCGCCTCAGGCACCGGGGGCATTTCGTCCTCCGGATAACTGCTGTAGCAGGCGTACTTCTTGTTGTTCAAATAATCGTTGATGCCTTTGCTCCAGTAAAACGGCTCATACATCATCCAGTCTCCCTCGCTGCCGTCCAGCTTCGCCACCGTACAGTCGTTCATATCCTCCGCATCGGCATAGAAGTTCGAGCTTTCGTCATGCAGGGGGAAATAGGTCATCTCCCCGTCCGGGTTGTTCACTTCCACCTGCTGCCCGGCCATCTCCACTTTCCGGCTCGTGGGTATCTTGGTCACCTTAGCCAATACGCGGTGGCGCTTGGACAGGATGGCATTCACATGCCCGCTCATTTTGTACGTATTGCCGAATTTGTACCCTGTCTTGTTGTCCAGGTTCGAAACATTGGCATCGTCGGCCACACTGTCGTCAAACTCAATCATCGTATAAGGCGGCTGCTTGATGGCCAGTTCCGGATAACGGGCGGCATACATCTCCAGTTCCTCGTCAGCCAGATACTTCGTCAGGGTCAGCTTACCGCGAAGGCCCGAGTGGCGGTCATCCACCGCACCCGTCTGCGTGTACGTTCCGTAATCGAAATACTTCTTCAGCAGCGTTCCGTCGTCTTCCCGGTCTATCTCCAGCACAAAGCGCTCCAGCTTGCCGCTGCCGTTCAGTTTGGCCTGGTGCAGGCGTTCCAGCATGGCAAACCCGTCGATGCCGGGGCAGTTGGTATAGCGGTATCCCCGCACGTTGTTGATGCCTTCCAGCACCAGGCCGCTGTCCTGCAGTTTGGTCAGATACTCCAGGAACAGTTCCTCAATCGTGTCCGGCAGGCATAACTGCACAACGGGCGCACCGGTGGCCAGTTTCACTCGGGTCAGCCCCGTACCTCTCACATCCAGTTTCTTCAGACGCCCCTGCCAGCTCAGGTCCAGGGTGGCCACATTGCCGTTGTCTCCGTTTCGGGCCAACAGGTTATTCCGCATGTTCACTTCTTCCAGCAGCAGCATGCCGTTCGTCGAGGCCATGAACGAGCCGTTCCGGTACCCGCTGGCTTTCTCCACGCTCATGTCCAGTTTCACAAGGCTGGTCAGCAGACCGAAGTTGAACCCGATGGCAAACGCATCCTCATGCCATACCAGTTCCTTGATTTTGGCCGCGCCGATAATCTTCAGCGGGTCGTTCTCACCGAAGGCACGGGTCAGCTGCAGGGAGTGGAGCACGTCCGCATCCACCACGCCGCTGTCAGCCTGTACACCGTTTGAGGTGGATAATTGCACACGGTAAGGGATGGTCAGCCGGTACTGCATCGGCTTCAGTTTATAAGCCTTGTCCAGCGATGCCGTACTCTGGTAGAACTGGGCACCCAGCGTAGATACATAGCCGTACTCCACCTGCTTCAGGTCGTACCTGCGTTGGATGAAGTAGTTCCGGTGTGCTTTTAACGAACCCTTCAGACCGTAGATTTGCGGATACGTCTGTTTGGCACCGTCAGCACCTACCGGCATTTCGTTCAGGAACGGGTAGATGTATTTGAAGATGCCGGACTTGTTATAGAGGCGTGAGCACCACTTCTTCATCTGTTCGGTATCGAAATGGTCAATGGCTTTCTGGATACTGAAGGCACTCATGAAGCTTGCGCCCCCGTTCCATCCGCTCACCATAATCTCCACAATCATGTCCCAGCAATTGGCCACGATGAGGTTCCACAGCCACGAGTTATGACCCTGCATCACATAAGCCCCGTCGCGCTTGGTCTGACGGTTATCGTTATATTTTCCCGTAAGGAATGACTTGTTGTCTGAACCCAACTGGCAGTCTCCGTCATAATAAGTAATCAACCATTTCACCCCGTCCCAAGTACGGATAAGCATGTTCTTGGCAAGCTGGTCGACACCAAGGTTAAACTGCACGTACAGATAGTAAGCTATCAGATGGGGAAGGTCGAAATACTTCGATGCCTCTTTCTTAAACGTATCGCTCTTCCATTTAGCGGTAGGGAACTTGTCGCCATCATCTTCATAATCTACCCCCTCGAACGCATGCGATTCCATGCTGTAAGTCATACTCTTTCCGGCAGGAGTTTCCTTCACACAGCGGTAAACGAAGCTCATCATGCGGTCGGTAGCCTTATACATCTTATCGTACACATCACCCTGCCCCAAGTGGTCTTTCATATTCGGTTCTTCCTCGGCATCACCGCCTCCGTCAGCCCAGAAGGTATCTTTCGGATGGTTGAACTCCAGTCCACCGTCAAAATTATAATTCATAAAGTCCTGATGGTTCGGCTCGGTACTCGGCAGCCAGTGGAACAGACACAGCGGATTCGAGTTATTCAGCGTTTCAAAGCAGATTGGAAGGTATTGCTTATGCCCCTCATCATCAGCTTCAAGATAATTCAACGTGTCGCCCTCACCCCACTTTTCTTCACCAATGGTATCATCCATTCCGAAGATGGGGTAACTGTCGCTCTTCTCGTTGTTCATGTTGTACTGACCGTAATAAATCAAGTCTTCGTCGGCACTCTTCGCTACGAACAGGTCACACGGCAGTCCGTCGATGGCCGAACGGTAATCATCGTCCAGCCCATGGTCTTTGGCATAACGCTGGGCAGGCGTAAGCAGCCCCATCTCTTTCAGTCCGTCATTGATAAGCTTCGCACCTCCGGTATTGGTGGTCATGGACGAGTCCGAGAAGTCGCATTTGGAACATGCCAGCTTCGCGCCTACGGAGTTCCTGCGCAACTTGAAGAGATTTTTTTTGCCGGTAGTTACCACCGGACTCTTCTGCCTGCCGTTTCCGTCAATCTCCCCGTAGCTCAATGTAACCGTCCAGCCGCTTGCCGTCTTCTGGAAGTAGAAACGGAAGTTCTTTCTGGCATAGTTCACGGAAGAAGTACCCTGAATACGGACATATACGTTGGTAAGGATAAAGTCAAGCCTCCTGTCCTCTCCGTTATAGAAACGGACCTCCCTTACCAGCTTGTTGGCCTTTTTGTCGTTCAGCTGGGCCAGTGCATCCACCACGTTCAGCGTGTCGCTCTCGCTCGGAACCTCACTGCCCACGCTGCCCGTGCCTATCAGTACCAGGATCGAGTTCCGGCGCTTCTTCATCAGCCCCATCAGCTTCTCCATGCTCACCGTGTCTCCTTCGTTCAGCACGCGGTTGTCCTCATCCAGCGAGCGCACGCCCGGTTCCCCGTCGGCATCCTCCAGGTGGTTGCGGTCCACGATGTAGTTGTTCAGCACCTCATCCGAGGTCAGCGCCTTGTTATAGATACGCACGCTCTTCACGTTCAGGTCGGCACCTGCCGACTTAAATTCCAGCTGGCTCTGAATGTCAAAATTCACCTTGTCGAGCCACTTGGAAGCAGCCGACTCTTCACCGTTCACATAGAAACCGATCAGCGTGCGCTGTTCATTGGTCTGCACGTTCGGATAGAACACGTAGGTAATGCGGATGTTCGTGCCCGGCTGGAACTTCGTACCCACCGAGTCCTCATAGCGCAGCACCTGTCCGGCATCCATCGCCTCGGTCACCACTCCGGTCAGGAACTTGGCCTCTTCCGGGGTCACAATCAGCCCGTACCGGTTCCCGTTGTCCAGCTGCCCCAGGCAGGTGATCAGCTCCGCATCCGTGTCCGTCACGTTGGCCGTGCTGTATTCTATCTCAAGTGTCATGCCCACATCACGAATAGCAAAGCCTTCGGGTTTGTCCGCCTCGTTGAAGGGGCGGTACCCGCCGTCAGCGGTCAGGGTCATACCTGCACCACCGGCCAGCAGCAGGCGGTCCTTATGCCAGCCGCTACCGGCACCGTATTCGTTCACGCTCCACAGCACGTCCCGGAACTCCATGCGCTTGTCACCGCTCACCCAGCTTGCCGGGTTGTTTTCCGTGTTGCTTCGCCCGAAGGCGTCAAACGTACACACGGCATCCGGTGCCAGCGTGGCTTCAATGTCCGGGTGCGATGTGGTGTTCACCTGCACCTCAAGCACGGCATCGCCGCACGACACACGGTAGTCCAGCGGTTCCACGTTCACGTTCGTCCGTCCGTAGCTGCCGGTCTCACCGCGCTGCAGCAGGTCTTCCTTCACCACGCTGCCCTGGCCCGTCACTTTCACACGGGCCGTGTACGCATCGCGGTCATAGCCGGCATACGTGAAGTTCCATGCCGTGAACTGCTCTGCCTCCAGCACCGGATGTTTCCAGTCGCGTTGGAACCCCGCTGCCCGGTGGCTGAACATCAGGCCGGCATACGCTGTCACACCGCCTCCTGCCTTCAGCAGCGTAATGTAATGCACCCGGCTCACCACACCGGAGTTCTCATGCTGCGCGTAGGCTTCCACCACGTTCGTACCCTCCTGCATCTGAGCCAGTGGGATGGTCACGTTCTTCTGCTGCACACCGCTGCCGGCCGAAAGACCGAGGGTAAAGGCCTGCCCGCCGTTGATGCGGTAGTAGATGTTCTTTTCCCCGCTCGTGCCCTTGGCAGTAAAGGGGATGTTCACGTCATTTTTATATCCCCCGTCGGCCAGCCCGTTGCCCGCCGAGTAGCTGGTCTCCAGCTCCATGGCCACCATGGTCACCTTGGCCGTGGCCGTCTTCATCAGTGTGCCGCCCTGGTAGGTTGCCTGCGCTTCCACCTGCACGGTATAGGCGGTGGCATCCTTCAGGTAGGGCGAAGCGTCAAAGGTATAAGCCTGTCCGGCTGTCACGCCCACAAACTCTGCATCCTGGAACTCACTGATCACGGTCGAACCGCGTTTCACAATCACGCGGGCTTTCAGGTCGCTGTAGCCGTCCACCGTACCGCCACCGGCAGTACCCACGCCCACAGAGTATTTCACCACAAAACCGCTTCCCAGTGCCAGGTACTGCTGCGAGGGAAGTCCCGCGCCGCCGCTGTCCGTCAGGTCAATGTACAACACCACCTTGTCGTCGTCGGTGTACTTCGAGAAGCGCACCTCCTTCGAGCTCTCGCCGCCCTGGTTATCCTTCTGCTTCACGGTCATCACATATTGAGTGCCGTCCTCGCTGTCCTGCACATCCACGTCCGTCACCGTACCCACCATTGCATCAAACACCGTTCCGGATGTAGGGGGCTTCGTCTCGCCGCTCACCAGTTCCTCGGTAGGGGTACGGTTTGACAGTTCCTTCTTCAGAAACGCTTCTACATCGTCCCCGGCATAGGCATGATAGGTGCCGTCCGGCTGTTTCTGGTTCCATGGTGTTTCAAGATTCATCGGATGTTCAGTCGCATTGATGATTCCGCTTATTTTCCTTTTTGCCATAATACTGTCCTTTTATAATAATCATTCATTTATCAGTTTTACTGCTACCGTTCCATGCGTCCGACCCGTTCCACGGCTCGTCGCCTTTCCAGTATCCAAGTCCGAAACAGCTGCTGATTGCGGACCATACCAGCCTTGCCCCGGCATAGACAGCCGACAGGGCACGTTTTCCCACATACGCAGCCGTTATTTCCTTACCGCCTATGGTTATCATCGTCACTCCTCCTCATAAATCAGATACAGCGTATTCTCATCCTTGTCCGGAAGTGCTTCGTAAGCATCCCCGCTCATCACCTCATGCCGGTAGGAAAGTAGTCTCAGGCGGCCTTCTGTTCCGGTATATACGGCATCGCCCAGCAGGTAAAGCTTGTCCGGCAGGATGGCTGTCCGGTCCGCATTCATGAACATGCCGGCAGGGGGTACTCCCGCCACGTCCCAGTCCCCGTACAGGGTGGAGTCCATGTGGTAGGCAAATTTCCCGGCACCGGCCACATACACCACGCTGCCGCCCGGCTTGGTACTTTTGTCAGGTAAAACGTTGCCTGTTTCCATCCATGATGAAAAGCGTACAGTAGCCCCGCCGACGGCTGCTGCCGTAGTCTGTTCCACCTTGGCAGCGGCATTTTCTGCCTTGGCTGCCGCTTCGTTGGCCTTGGTAGCGGCTTCCGTGGCGGCCTGGGTCTTTTCCTCCAGTCCGGCTACGGCTCCTTCCGCTTTCTTGGCGGCAGCCTCGGCACGGGCGGCGGCATCGCTCGCAGGTTTCCCTATCAGTTCCAGGGGGACGATCACCATCTTGCCGTCCTTCTCGCCGGGCAGTGATTTCACACCGTTCAGCGAGGTAACAGTTTCCAAATCCTCCACACCGGTAGAGGACTGGAGCACACGGTCCAGCACTTCCTGAACCATTTCTTCTTGCGTCATTTCTGCCATAAATCTATTCATCTATCAATTTTACGATCTGTGAATAACATCCTGGGGTTAGCCCGATTACAGACTCTTTTATAAGTATAGCATCCTCAGCACTGATGGATAAATCCCCGTTTGCCTGTATGAGACGCATGCACAATTCATACGAATGGATTTTACGGCTGCTATCCTTATTAGAATCACCGGATGATCGAGCACCTTCCCCATTAAAAAGGCATTGGGCTATAATATCTGTCATCAGCTGGACTTTTCCACCGACTATGAGGTCATTCCCTCTATAATCCTTAAACGTCTTGTTAAAATTCACCTTCATAACTATTCATTTTTATGACACGTTAATGATAATTCCATTCTGTACTTCTACTGTTTTACCCTTGAATCGCCCAGACCAACCATTTTGAGGAAGCATTTTATCAGCTTGTACCACACCACCACTCACCAGAATATTCCCGGAATGCACCAACACATCGCCATCGAAATATCCTGCTGAAAATGTATATTTGTCAGGATAAGTAGGCTTCTCACGACAACTTCCATAAATACCTGCTCCACCAAATGGAGCAATACCCATGATTGCATTACTAAAATTGTTTGCCTTAGCATAGATGCAGGTATCTCCGGTCCAATAGCCGTCATATCCCAATCGAATTTCAGCATCTCCATTACTCCAAAGCATGCAATTCCTTTCAACTGTAAATGTTCCTACCTTTCCTCCGTCCTCAACAAATATTTTTCCATATACAGATGCATTCCGGCATTCCATGCTCCCGTCTTCCAGTATCTTGAAATTGCCGTTGGCTGTCACCAGTCCCTCCAGCTGTATATGGTCGGCTGTCAGCTTGATTTTGCTCACGGGCTTGCCGTATTCGTCCGTATCTTCCACACTGACTCCGATAAGGGCCACCTTGCCGCTGGCATCCTGGGCATACAGCCCCGCACCTTCCGGCTTGATCACCAGCCCAGTTTCTTTCAGTGCTTCACCGTCCTTGTCGAAGACCGCCGCTGAAATCTTCACCAGCCGGTCGCTTTGTTCAAACAGCGTCCGGTACTTATAGGCCAGTGCATCCGCCTTGTTGGTGCTGAACACCAGCAGCGAAATGTAAATCACGCCCGTAAACGACAGCTTGAAGTCGCCCGTTCCGTTCCATAGCCCGTCCAGCGTGAACATCTTCTCGCCGCCAACGGGCAGATCCTCTTCATGGCCGAACATGTTGAAGTTCTCAAACCCGGTCTTGTCAGCACCCACAAATTCGATTTTCAACCTTCCGGCCTTGATAACCCGGTAGCTGAACGACAGATACACCACGCCGGGCACCCGTTCGCCCTGGCTGTTCGTCTGCCGGTACTCCGGTACCAGCCGGAAGTCCTCCAGTTTCTGCATGATATAGCTGTTCCGGATATAGGCATAAGGCACCTTGCCGTCGGTCCGTATCTCGGCATGGCCGTCCGGCTTCGTACCGTAAGGACCGCCGTTCGCCCAGATCCAGCGTCCGCCCAGGGTGAACAGCGTAGCCTTGCTGCCCGTCTTCCATTTGTCCATGCCGGCGGCAAAACTGCTGTTGTCCAGATAACTCTGTTCTTCGCGTATTTCCTTGCGCAAGCTTTCCACGGCTGAATGGATTTTCCCCTCGGTTATCTCAAACCGCGTCAGGATGTCCTCGCCCGTCATCAACACGAACGTACCCTTCAGCCACACGTTGTCGGCATACAGGCCGTTTCCTTTCGGCTGTTTGTCTGCCGGGAAAGCGCTGCTCCTGATGCCGTCCAGCTTACCCAGCCGGCAACGAAGGCAGCCGTTGAAGTTCTTGGCCTTCACACCGTCCAGAATGTCGATACGGGGCTGTCCGTCCTCCGTGGCCGCAATGGATATAAGGTTCTGCCGGAGCGGGTTTTCGGTGTTGCCCATCAGCACGCACTCATCGCCTGCCTCCGGCTTCACCCCGCCAAACTCGCTTACCGGGACCAGCACACCGCCGGCTATCACCGAAGCCACCTCCACCCAGTATGCTTTTAGTTTCTTACCACCCGTAACCGCACAGCGCATCAGGTCATGGGCCACAAAGCCCGATTCCTGCTCAAACACGATGCGGTAGTTGTCGCCCTGCTTCACCACGTCCTTGATCTTGCCGTTGGCAGCGGACACCACCAGCTGGCCGCACACGCTGCGCACCTTCTCGATCAGCAGTTCCAGTGCCACCAGGCTTTGCCGGGCAGTCACTTTGTCCACCGTCAGGTTTGTCAGTCCGGTCAGCTGGTCAATCCACAGCTGCCAGCCCTCACCGGTCAGCCCGTCCACAAACTCCGTGCTGCGCAGCAGTTCGCGGATCACGGCAGTCAAGTATTCGGCATTGCCCTCACCGTCCACGATGCCGCAGGGCTTGCCGCCAGCAGCCTCGCCAAAGCTCACACCCTTCAGGAAGCGGATGGACTCTTTGGCTGTGTCCGGCTGGTTCTTGCTCAGGAACTCTTTCTGGCTGCGCCGGGCGGAAAACAGGTTGTTGTCCGTGGGCAGCGTCTTGTCCCAGCTTCGTATGATGTCCGGAAGGGCAGCGCCTTCCGTCTTTGATTTCGTATAGCTTTTCAGCGCACCGATGCTGTCCGTCACCTTGTCGAACTTGCCCACCTGCAGCGCATCGCTTATCTCGATGTCCATCTGCCCGGGTTCGTTCACCTTGCGGCTGATCTTGGTGATACGGCTCTGACGGTAGCCTTTTTCCGGGAAATACTTCCGGCTCTCCAGCTTCACCCGTCTGCCCACAAACAGGTCTATGCCGTGCTCCTCGATGTATACCGGGTCTGTCGGGGCTTTGTAGGCGGCAATGTCCAGCCAGTGGTCCCGGTTGTACTCGTCCACCGCAACCGCAAACTCCTCTTCGGCCAGCCGGTAATACTCATCCGGCATCCGGATATTCCACAGGATATAGGTGTCGCCTGCTCGGGGCACCAGTTTGCCGCCCGGCAGCTGGGTGTCGTCATCGTAGGGCCAGATGGTGATCAGTTCGAATTCACGTGCCGCGCTGTCGTAGTTCACCTCAAAGTAGTGGTCATCGCTTTCTCCCAGTCCGGCAAGGTCGCCCGTCTGGAACGACACACGTTTGGTTTCTCCGGCCAGCTCGTACAGGTTGGGGTCAAAGTCCAGTTCCCCGTCCCGGAAATAATAGACGGTGAATTTGTTTCCTTCATCGTCTGCCACCTCCTCGCTGCGAACCGAGCTCACCGTACCGACCCGACGGGGGAAGATGCCGCTGAAAGCATCCTGCTCGTAATGGTCATAGATGCCATATTCCTCCACGCCCTGCTCGATGTACTTCCTGCCGCCGGGAAGCATCAGACGCGGGCTGCCGTATTTCTCCGCATCGATGTTGCGGGTCGAGCCTACCGGGAACAGGCGCGTATAGAATTTGGCCGTGTTGCTCGTATCTCTTTCCAGAGAGGTCAGCCCCTTGCCATAGCCAAGGGTGATTTCTTCCCCGTGTTCGCAGCGGCACACGTTCACAGTCTGCCCCTCAACCCACCATTCCACCTTGCCGCCTGCCTTTTCCGCGATGGCTTTCAGCGCTTCGTCGCAGTACATCCCCTCGTAGTCTATCGTGATCAGCTCCGTACCTTCCACCGTACCCGTCTTCCAGTCAGTAATGTGGCCCATGCCGTTATTGATAGCCTTCACCACCATCGCCACATGCTCGCGGGGCGTGGCCGTCAGGGTAAACAGGGGGTTGGTGTCCCCGTCCGTCGTCTCCAGCACCAGGAACCGCTTGATCAGGCTCTCGATACCGTACAGCTTCAGGTTATACTCCCATTCACCATCGCTCACCTGCTTCGGCGTGTAGCGTTCTGTCAGCCAGTACCGTTCGCCCAGATAGTCCGTGTAGTCGTTCACGTCCAGGGGCAGGAAGGCATAATAGCTGAACGACAGGGAAAGCACATTGTCTCCCTGCACTTCCTTGCTTTGCGTCGAGCTGTCGTTCACGGCCACATCCGCACGCTTGGTTCCGGCTTTATCATATATCGTTAGAAGCATATTCTAATAGCGTTTGAATGGTTATATAATCGGTTTCGGTTCCCGGAATTTTACCCGGAACTTTCCGGCATGCACACCTTCCGTCCACAGATAGGTCAGCGGGGTGAACTTCGTACAGTCGGCATACTTCACCCGCAGCTGCAGATCCAGCTGGGGGAAACGGATCTCCAGCCAGCCGTCTTTCCCTTGCTTCAGGAAATTCACAAAGGCAAAGTACTGCTTCATCCAGCCTGCCTGGGTCTTGTTGTACAGCGCAAAGTGCAGCGTCACGTCCCGCGCCTCATTCCGTGGGGTCAGCACGACGCTGTATTTTTCCCCGTGCTCTTCCCGTATGTCCACAGCCGTATCCTTCTTGGCCTTGCTCGGGGTCAGGATGGCCGTCAGGTTCTCCATGCCCCCGCGCCGGTCTTCCACCAGGAACACGCCGTATTCCGTCCAGATGTCCGTGCCGTTCACCAGCACCAGTCCGCTCAGTATATTGCCCATATCACTTCACTTTTAGTCCGTCACGTATCATTTTCTTTATCACTTCCTTCAGTTCGCCCAGGTGTCCGGCGCTCACACCGGTGTTCTCGGCTATCCGGGCCAGGTGGCCTTCAGCCGTGTCCATCTTCTCCGCCACGCTTTCCAGCCGCTCGTCCATGCTGCTCCAGTGCTGCAGCCCGCTGGTGAACATGCCCTCCAGCTTCGTCCCCTGGTCCTGCGTCATGGCCGTAAAGCCGCCCGCTTTCGCACTCTGGCTGGTGCCGCCGGCTTCGGTCTTGTCGTAGCCCGTGGCAGCAGCCAGGTTGTCACGCAGGGCAAGGGCTTCATCCACATACTGCATGTACTCTTCAGTCAGCGCGTTCCGTTCCGCCTCGGTCAGTTCGTTGTCCTCCATCGCCTTGCCGAACTTCTCCCACCAGTCTTTCAGTTTTTCGCTGTACAGTTCACCGATCTTGTTGCTCAGCATTGCCCGCATGAAGTACTCGGATATATCCTCCGCCGCATCCTTGGCACCGTACTTCATGTTCATCAGGTTGTCGATGAAGCTGCTGTACATACCGTCGAACGAAATGCCCGTCAGCCCTTCATACAGCTGGTCGGTCAGTTCCTCCAGCTTGCCGGCCTGCGCTATGTAGTCATCCAGCTTCTCGGTCAGTCGCCCGCCGTAACCGCCCTTGCCGGTGTTCTGTATCTGCGTCCACATGTCCACGTTGCTGCGCAGCGCCTTCATCTCCTCCGGGCTCAGGCTCCACAGGTTCCCGTCCCACTGGCGGCCAATCTGTCCGCTCAGTTTGTCTATCTGTGCTTGGTTGAAACCGCCCCAGTAGTAGTTCCAGCTGTGGTGGCTACCGCTGTAGCGTGCCTGTTCCTGCGCTATCTGCAGATAGTTTGCATTCGTCTCTTTCTGGTATTTGTAAGCATCCCGGTAAGCTTCCACCGATTTTGTCCCCTTGCTTGCCTTGATGGTATCGGTCAGGTCTTCGATGGAAGTCTGCAGTTTCTCGTTCCGATCTGTAAGACGGTCAATAGCAGCCTGCACTTCCTTGGCGTTTCCGCCGATGCCAAACAGTTTGTTGAAACCTCCGAAAGACACCGTGTTCAGCAATCCCCCGATACCATTCACAAGGGAACCGCCTATCTGTTTGAACAGGTCTCCGCTGAGGATATTGTCGAGTATTCCGGTTATCGCATTGAAAATGGTGTCTATCAATGATGAGATAATCGGGCCAATACCGTCTTTCAGCAAATCCAGTATGGAGAGAATGGCCGATATGATCTGCCCGATGACTCCGGCACTTGACAGGGTTTCGGACATCCGGCTGATGGCATCGCCGACCTTGCCTCCGATATTCAGTTTTGAAAGACCGGTAAGCATGTTCTGGATTCCTTCAAATGATCCCTGCAAGGTTCCGCTCGCAAAGCCGTGCAACCCGTCGGATACCATGTTCAATCCGTCAACCGTGTCCCGGGAGGCACTTTTCACCTCCCCGGCAAGCGCCTTCATTTCAGAGGTGGCGTTCAGGTATTCTTCGTCAGCTGAAACGCTGGACGATTGAGCCGTTTGAAGAGCAATTTGGGTACGTTCTATTTCTGCCTGGTTACCGCTTTCAAGAGCCTTGTTGTAATCGGCCTGCGCCGCTTTCAACCGGATGAATGCCGCTTCCTGCTGCAGTTCTGCATTTTGCACACGTGTTACGGCATCCCCCAAAGCGTGCATCTGCGTTTGCAGCCGGGCAAAATCCAATGTGCCGTTGCCACCGGGGAGCATGCTTTGAATACGTTCAATGGCATCGTAAACGACCTGCTGATCCGCTGCTCCTGATTTTTTGAACTCATCCGTCTTGACATACTGCTTAAGTTCGCCAAGCAGATTCTTCATCTGGTCTGCAAGCAAGCCGGTTAAATCCCCGAACGCTGCTCCCCAGTCTATCTTCTGGGTAAGGGATTCCATGTCCACTTTGTGCACAGCCGCATCACGCTGCTTTTCCAAAGTCAGTCTTTCGCCCTGGGACTGTGCCTTGCGGATTTTCTCGGCATATTCTTCAGCGATGGCCAGTTTCTGCTGCTGGAAGGTCCCGTATTCCTTCAGATAGTCACGCATGGCTTCCGCCTCTTCCCTGTACACGTCCGCCTCCGCTTTTTT